TGGTGTTTGGAATTTAATCTCTGATTGCGTTTTATATGGAGCATAGTTAGTATCCATATATTGTGTTCCATTACTTTCAAGATATTCTACTTCTTGATATTCATTTGGTAATGACGAAGCATCTTCAACAATACAATAGTCTCCTGTTTCCATATCTGTAATAGCATTCATTTCAGCAACACTTTCGACTTTATATGCCCCTGTGTGTTCTCCACCACCTGTTATACTATCAACAAAATTTGAATAATCATCTATTGTTTCATTTGTTATTTTATGTTGACTATCTGTTTTTGCATTTATAGAAGTTTTAAGTGCTGTTTTTGCGTTTTGAATACGTGTTATTTCACTTGCAATACTCATACTATATTCCTCCTAACAGACTTTCTACATCACCTAGCATTGTATTTATATATGTGACATCATAAACATTGCCTTGTGTTGTATTTGTGCTTGTTTTAACTGCTGATGTATCTAATTTACCACTTATATCTTGATGCTGTGTAATAACTGTTCCTAAATCTGCTTCTCCACTACTTGATACTGTTGAACCATTCATTTTTACACTTGTAATTGTTCCTGTGTTTGTTGTATATCCTGCATCATTTGTAAATGCACTAACATTTGTTGGTACTGTTGGTATTGCTGGTTTATCTGTTAAGTCATTATATGAACCACTAAAATCACTTTTTGAGTTCCATGTTGATTTTTCTGTATCTGATACAAGCCTATGTGTACTGTCATCACTTAAATCTGCTAGTTCATCTGGTATTGTTGGTTTATTACTTAAATCGTTATAACTTCCACTTGTTGCTACGGTTGATAAACTGCTTGTTTTAGTATAATTAGTTAAATTGTTTACTGTATTATCTATAAAACCACTATCATTTGTTAAATCGCTTGTTTTTGATGGAATAGAAGGCTTATTTGATAGGTCATTGTAGTTTCCACTAAAATCAGATTTATTGTTCCATAATTCTTTCTCACTAGCACTAACAAATTTATGTGTATTATTTGTATCATCTACTAAATCACTACTTAATTTATTATCACTTGTTATTTCTGTTTGTAGTCCATTTATTAAATCTCCTACTGGTATTTCTATTATGTTTCCATTTTGTAGTGTTAATATTATTTTTTTATTTATGCTATCATAACTACCATTAACTATCATTGATTCTATTGGTAAATCTACTGTCTGTGTATTAAGTATTTGATTATCACTGTTTTTTAAACTTATTGTAAGTATATAAGTAGTTGTATCAATACTCATTTCTATACTACTACCTGTTTCTGTTCCTAGCGTGTAATAAGTTAAATTATTTACTTCTTTTGTTATAAAGTCTGATACATCTGGTATTTCTGTTTTATCCGCTTTATTTGTTTGTAAACTTGTTATTGCTTGTTCTATTTGTTCTTTATCTGTTGGAGTAATTGGTTCTGTGTTTTCTGCATTATCCTTTAATGAACCTTCTGTTGTTGTAAAATATGCAGGTCTTGGATTATATCTTTTTATTTCTTCTTCGCTTTCTACTAAATAAGCGACTACACCTATTTCTATTTGTCCTTTTTCTTCTAATACTTCACTTGGGAAACTACACTCATTATTTATTATTAGTTGTTTATATGTTTTATCTTTTAATGTGAAATATGCTTCTTTTACATATTCATTTGTTATTTCTTCATCAAATTCAAATACACATTTACTAATATCTATTTCTCTTTCGTTTACTATTTCTTCTTTAATTATTTGTAATGTATGAGGGTTTACTATTATTTTCATTATTCTTCACCTCTCGTTCCTAAAAGGTCATCAACACTAGGTTCTTGTTCTTGTATTTCTTTTATTTTCTGTGTTGCTATTTCTTCTGTTTCTCCAAAGATTTTCTCTCTATATTCTACCTTGCCTAACAATCCAGCACTTACTTCACGCATTGCTCTATTACTTTCTGCTTCTTTATCTTCTACTATACTATCATCAAATTGTACTACCATATCTTCTGTATTTATGTTATATGTTCCAAATTGTGTTGAAGCATAACATATAGCTTTTACTAAATCAAATATAGAACTTTCATATCCTACTTCCAATTTTTTCTTACGTCTAAACAACTTACTATTACTTGATACTACTGCTGTTGCTGTTGACAAATTAGTTCCGTCAAAATGATAATGGTTTTCTCCAAAACCTACTCCATCACCTAGTATATTTAAGTTGGTATTTAGTGTATTTATTTGTTTATCTGTTCTTAAATCATCACTATCGCTTTGGATTAAATCATCTTTATTTGCTCCCTTTGGTAATTGATATACTGTTGTATCATTAGGATCAAATGTAAGTCTTTGTTCCCCACTATCATAATTCATTAATTCTGCTCTTACAAATGTTCTTCTTCTGCCATCATTTACTTCGTTTTTAAGTGCATCAAAGCATATATCTACTGCTTTTAAGTTGTCTATTGCATTTGCATAATGAGGTATTCCAAACGGACTATTCTTAAATAAGTTATTTGTAAGCAGTGGCTTAAATATACTAAACCATTTTGTATCTGACTTTGTGTCAAACTCTTTCATTGTTCCTTCTTGCTCTGTTATTTCTGTTAGGTTTCCATTTGAATCTTTAAATAAATGATTATATATTACATAATTGCCATTGTCTTTTAGTTTGTGTACTGATAATATAACATACTTTTGTCCTTTCATGTATTCTACACTACCAAATGCACATTCTGTTATACCTTTATTGTTCCAAGTAAGTGGATATATATCATCAACATCTACTACATCTACTCTTGTTTTTGCACCTGATACATCCAAATACATACCATCTTTGTTTTCTATTAAGTCATATACACTTGTTACTGTTGCTTCTGTTCCTAATGCTCCTGACTTTTCTATTACTTGGTTAATAAGTGTGTATAAATCTAATTCATTTACTAATTTATCAAATTCATCTTGTGATTTATCGTCTTTCATTGATATTTTACATTTTTCACTCCATAATATATCTGACCAATCTTCACTTATTTTTTTTGCCATATTCATAGTAAATCTTTTTTGCTTTATTTTTCTTTCACCATTATAAATAAAATAATTGTGAAATGATTTTACATTTCCTACATACCAACTCCACCATTGGTTTATATAAGTTTTTATTGCATCTTTAATATCTGGATTATATCCATAAGTTTTTGTTAAAAAGTCTTCTAGTTTCATCTACTAACCTCCTCTAATATCTGTCATTAATTTATCATAAAATGGAAACATGCTATATTCTGATGCGTCCAAATCATCTATTGGTGTACTACCATCATCAAGTCTCTCATCTTCGTGTTTTTCGTCCCATAGGGCTTGTGAATATGCTTCTATAAGGTATTTACATTTCTTTAATATAAAACGTCGCATTTGCCCAAATAAATGGCAATCTAGTTCTATTCTATCTACTATTCTACCTTTAATACAATCTTGTACTTGCAATGGTATAGCATGTTGTTGTAAATATCTATTCAAACCAAATGTAATTACTTGTCCTAAAGCCCCATAATCCGCAAAACAATGCGACACTTTTCCATAATCATTTACTACTCGCTTATAAAATTCAACAAACTTTTCATACATTTGTTCTGGGCTATGTAATCCTGTTAGTTTTTCTTCATCTATTGTCCATGCTTGTTTAAAATATGGTGTTATACCTGTTGCTTTGAATTCTGTTTCACCTTCTGTTGCTCCATAGTCTATTCCAATTGATATTATTAAAAAATTTATCTTATTTCCATTTTCATCAATTGCTTCATCTCTTATAAACAAACTTGGGTTATCTGCAAATTGTCTATATATAATTCCCTCTGCATTTTTCCATTGTCCTAATATCAATCTATCGTAATAAACTGTACCTGCATATTCTTTACAAAGATTATCCACAAATTCTTTTGGTAAAAATGGATTATCAAAGATTGTGTAATGTTGAACATATACATCTAACCCTTTTTCTTCTATTTTATCTAAGAAATCTTTTTTTAACCAATGCGATTGATTTTCTGGGTTTAATGCTCCATCAAAACATGAATATTCTTTGTCTAGTGATCCTTGTATCATTGCAAATACTTCTTGATTCCATTTGGCAACCTCATCACCATATGCATATTTTATACTTGTACCCTGTATCTTACTTACTTGATTTACCTTTTCACAACCTAGACAATATACTTCTTCATCAAATATTTTTGCAGTATTACTATTATTTATTGTTCCTATTAAGTTTTTTCCATATATTTCTCTTAATGGTTGGAGTACATTTCGTTCTATTGTTCCTTTTGATACACCAAATATACAATACAGTCCATCTTTATTTTTTCTTTCTATTATTCTCTTTGGAATCATGTATAAGTTATCTAGATATGTTTTCCCACAACGTCTTGCTCCTACTTTGAAGTTATATCTATGTGTTGCATTTCTTATAAACTCTTTTTGTTTATCACTTAATATCATTTATTTGCTTCCTCTGTTAGTTTAGTAAGCAATTCTTCTACTTTGGATAACTCACGTTGTGTTCTATCTTCTTCTGCTTGTCTTAATTCTCCAAGTGTTTCGAGTATGGTTCGATAGTTCTGTGCGTTGCCACTTATAGCACCTTTTAATAACCCTAATGTTGCAAGTTCTTTATATGTTTGACCTTTATTATTCGTTGAATTTAAAAGCATTTCAAGGGTTGCTTTCATAGTGGCTTTTTCTCTCCTAGCAATCCCACTAGCGATACCACCTTTTCTTGCTATTTCTCGCTGTTCTTCGGCTGTTTTATTATCAAAGCGATATTGTTCTATTTGGTCTTCTTTAGCCACTATATCACCTCCTTATATGCTAAAAGGGAATTAATACAATCCCCACATCGCAAATTTTTCAAAGCCACCAATTTTATTTATGTATTTTCTTGCTATTTCTACTATTTCACTATATGGTTTACCATCTATTTCTTTATCACCTATTGCACAATTTAATTCCACAGATTCACCAGTTTCTTGTGCTTTTAAGAAAGCATATATGTTTACACTTACATCTGCTTTTGATAAGTCTTTGCCATGTAATCCTCCGCCTGTAACACTTTGTGCCATATCTGAACCTAGTTTTCTATTTGTAGCGCCTGTATCTACATCTGTTCCGCCAGTCCATTCCCCTAATGGATTAATAATTACTGTTGGTCTTGCATTACCTAAAAATTTTTTTAAGTCTTCATTTTTCATATTACTTTGACATACTATTAGTTTGTCATCTGTTAGTATGTATTTACCGTCTGTTTGACTTATAGCATATATGTTTCTTACTATTCTGCTTATTTCTTTTTCTGTATCTGTAAGTGGTACACCTTTAAATATTCCATTATCGCCGCATCTTATCTCTTTACTTTGGTTTTCTGCTAGATGTTTATCTTGTGGAACTGTTCTTATGCTAATTTTATCTATAATTTGTTCTGCTATTCTATTTACTATGCTTTCTATGTTGCTTATCATTTCTTCTGTTTCAAAGTCTACACTTGACTCAATAATTATATTGCATTCATCATGTCCTATTAACACTTCAACTGCAATTTTTGGGTTTTCTTGTTTAGTATATGCTAAATCTACTATTGCACCTGCTATTCTATCAGCTATTTTGTCAGGGTGTGCAGGGGACACCTTCTCAATCATATTACTCATTTTACATTCTCCTCATAATCTTTTAGTGATAGGTTATCACTCACTATCTTTATTGATTCCACGTTTTTAAATCCTAATGCTAGGATGTATGCAAGTTCCATGTCGAATACACATGGTTCTTGTATGTTTGTTTGTAAGACGAAGTCGTTTGATGTGTAGCACATCACGTCGCCTTTTAATTTGTATGTTGGTTCTTTGTATTCTACGTTTGGATGATAGAGTTTACATTTTCCAACCTTTACTTCTGTTCCTATCAGTAGTACATTACTTCCTACATAGCCAAAATTGACGATTTTATGGCTTTTTTTGACGTTTTTTAATGTTTCTAGTACATTTATACCACCGACGCCTGTTTTAACGATTAATTGGTCTTTAAAACGCTTCTGTGCGAGCTTATATTCTTCATCAGTTGCTACTACTATCAATTTAGCTTCACTGCCTTTTCGCCTGTGAAGTTTTCCCAACGTTGTATTATAACGTCTACATAGCATGTGTCGTATTCCATCATGTAGCATGTTCTATGTAATTGTTCACATGTTATTAGTGTGCTTCCTGATCCACCGAATAGGTCTAGGACTATTTCATCTTGCTTACTGCTGTTCTTTATTAAGTTAGCACACATCTTTATTGGTTTCATTGTTGGATGTAAGTCATTCTTTAATGGTTTGTTCTCATGTATTATTGTTGTTGGTGTTTGGTCTGCTAACATTTCTTCTAATAACTTTTTCATTTCTTCTTTTTTCATGCCGTCTAAGTCTATCTCGTCCTCAATTACTGTTGGATGGTTGTATTCTTCTACAAAGTAGTGTCCTGCTCCATCCTTCCATCCATATAGGCATGGCTCATGTTTCCATTTGTAGTCTTGGCGTCCAAAATTGAACCCATTCTTTACCCAGATTAAGCATTGTTTAATTAGTAAGTCGTTATCTACACACGCTGTTCTGAAGTTTATGTCTTCGCTGTCGGCGTACCATATGTAGAATGCTCCACCTGGTTTTAGTGATTGATTCGCACATTTGAACGCACTATGTAGGAAGTTTCGGAACGATTCATTGTCCATGTTGTCGTTCTTTATTTTCATTCCTTGCGAATTACTTACGTCCACATTGTATGGTGGATCGGTGAATAATAAGTCAGCTTGATGGTCATTCATTAGTGTTCTTACATCGTCTTCGCTAGTGCTGTCTCCACACATTAATCTGTGGTTTCCAAGTTGATAGATATCCCCCAATTTTGCTTTTGGTTCTTCTGGTACTTCTGGTACTTCATCTTCTATTATTTCTTGTTCTTCTTCTGCATCAAAATCTAAATCAAAGCCAAAATCTGACATATCTATTGTTTCAAAGTTCATTAGTTCTTCATTAAGTATATCAATATCAAAATCACTATTCATTGTTAATTTATTATGTGCTAGTGTGTATGCCTTGCGTTCTTCATCTGTTAAATGGTCTAATCTTATAATAGGCACTTCTGTATAATCTAACTCTTTACATGCTATTAAACGTCCATGCCCTTCTACTATTTCATCTTTCCATATTCCTATTGGATCATCCATTCCAAACATTTCTATTGATTGTTTAATTTGTTCTATTTGTTCTTTTGGGTGTAATTTTGCATTATTTTTATATGGTTTAATGCTATTTATGTCTACATATTCAATTTTCAATTGTTCCATTTTGCCTCCCTGACTTTTCAAATAAATTATATCATATTAATTTAATTGTGTCTAACTCTGGTCTTATTAAGTATTTTGGTTTTATTAATATCTTGCCTTTGTTTCTTTTTTCTCCTTTGTGTTTTTGTTCAAACTTAATTAATAATTCCCTTATGTTTTTTAAGTTTTCTATATTTATTTTTCCTTTTATTGTCTCATCTATTATTTCAGAAGTAATATAATAAAATATATCAGGTTCTATAAATTCCATTAAATGTAAATATTCATGTGATATCTCTGTTAGTATTGCTCCATTTTCTAATGTTCTTTTCCCACCATCTTTTCTTGAAATAATTAAATGATGATATGTTAAATCATTTATATCCTTGAATGAATATCCCATAAAATCAATTTTTATTTTTTTAATGTTGTATAGGTTTATCATTTCTCTTGTTAGTGTTTGCATTCATTTTAACTCCTTTGTTAATTCTTCATATTCTATTTCTTCGTTAATATATCTCCATATTAAATTTCTTTTGTATTCTTCAAATTTAAGTGAATATATTTGCGTTTTAAAGTTTCTACATAATGCTATTCTTTTTTTTCGTTCAAATACAGAAAAAGACGTCAAAAAATCTTTGTATTGATCCTTCAACGCCTCAATGTGTGAAATAGTGTCATTAAAATCCCAACTCTTGTCAATCATATTTTAGCCACCTTTATCTCTATTTAGATTATAACATATTTGTAGATAAAAAGGCAATATTAATGCTTAACATATAAGAATACAATATAAAAAGCAACAATTTAGTTTTGAAGTGTGGTCTGTTGCCTTTTATATGTATAAAAAGAATAAAAAGGGGCTCAATAAATGATTTATTCATTTAATGACCAATTACATTATATCATAGTTTTTTATTTTTGTAAAATTGTATTAAAATAATTCTTTAAATATTGCCATAAGTACATTGCAAACTATACTATCTCCTGCTAAATGATATAAACTGCTATCACTTTGATTTTTAGCACATTTTTCATAATCTTCATCTTTTACACCCATTAATCTAAAACATTCTTTTGGTGTTAATTTTCTTATTCTTAAATTGGTTTCAATTACACCAACACCAGCATTTGATTTGTTGGCTAATAAGGTTCTACTTTTTTCTTTTAAAGGTTCTTTTTGCCACTCTTTACTTTCGTTCGTTGCAATTCCATAATATAAATTATCATTCACACACACACCAACACAATCACCACGAGTAGTCAATGTTATCATATTACCATCATTCTTTTCCACACATTTTTTATTTCCTTCTAATATTTGTTGTGTATAAGAGTGCTTTACTACATCTCCTTCTTCTACTAAACCTTCTTGAATAAGTTTATTACACAAGTCTTTTTTTAATGTGTCTACTACCACTCCTCTATCGTTTCCACCACTTGTTGTTATAGTTTGTATTTTATCTCTTTGTACTGTACCTCTGTGATGTTGCATTCTACTTGATATATCCACACCATCACCTTCTGTTGCTTCTAAATATCCTTTTTTAGTTGCATTTTTAATTTTTATAAAATTGTCCGTTGGTCGATTTCCTGCATTTGTTGTTATTGTTGTTGCTATATTTTTATCGTTTGTTTGTTCTAAACTTTGCAAAAATCTTTCTTTTCTTGGAAATTTGCTATCTTTCTGATTAACTCCAAAACAATAGTCTAACATTTTATCACTTAAATAATATTTTTCATCAACATTATCTTCTAGCACATCTTTAAGTTTCAATTTAAGTGGTATAGGTTTAGGAAATGTATAACTATAATCTCCTAATATTGATATCATAAAACATCTGTTTCTTGTTTGTGGGATTCCGTAGTCAGTGGCTATTAAATCTTGCCAATAACTTTTGTATCCAAGTTCTTCAAGTCTTATTTGCCATTTTAAGAAATCTTTTGTATTATCAGAAGAATGGATTTGGGGTACGTTTTCCATTAAAAGTATTTGTGGGAGTGTATTTAATTCCTTACATTCTGTTAATATTCTTTCTACTTCCCATAGCATTCCTGAACGTGTGGATGTATCACTCATACCTTTGCCTTTACCTGCAAGGCTTAAATCTTGGCATGTTTACGGAAACGAATATGTCAAAATATATTCATATTTATCTTTATTCGTTATTTCTAAATCAACTCCTTTCACTTTTTGAATATTAACCAAGTTGTTTGTTGCTACTATATTGTTGTATATTGTTCTATACTTTTGCCTTTTTAATTGTTCTCTTGTTGCAGATTCATTGTAATTTAAACTTACACCTAATTCATAGATCTTATCCATTACCTCATCATCAGTTAAATCTTTTGAATAATCTGTATAATCTTGTATGTGTATGTCATTATAAGCTTGTATGCTTTTACTTGCCCATTCGATTAATTTATGATGTTCCACATTAGCATTAAGGTACTTTAATGATAAAAATTGACTTCCGTATCCTCCAAAGCATTCTATTAATTTAATAGGCTTTTTTATCTTATATTTTGGGTACATCATATCAAATATTGTTGTTTGTTCCATTATTCTTCCTCATCTATTACTATTTCTTCTACTTCTTCTATTGGTAAACGTTTATTCATTGTTATTCTCCTTTAAAACATATAATAACCCATATTATAAAAAATATAATTCCTAAAATTGCTCCTATAACTTCAATCATAGCCCATAATTCTAACCATTTCATTTATTTTCCTCCTTTAATTCTTTTAGTTTATCTAAAACTTCTTCCCATATATCATATCTACATTTATCTTTATCATTACTTGCTAAATAACAATACTTATCATTTTCTTTCCAAGATAAACACCATTCTTCTAATTCATTTATAATATTATTTAATCTTTGATTTTCTTCTTGTAAATCATAAAATTTGCTTTCCCATTCAGTGCTTTCAACAGTTAATTTATCTATTTCTCTGTCTTTATCTGCATTTTCTAAACATATATCATAGGTTCTATGTAATATTTGTTTTTTTGTCCAATCTTTAAATTCATTATAAAAATCATTAAATCCATCATTTAAACTCATTCTTCATCACTTCCTTTTAATTCTTTAATATTACAACTAACATTTTCATTTGCTTTTTTAATAGAATTATAAGTTATAAATATTTCTGTTTTTGCATCCATTTCATCATACTCTTCATTTAATGAGCGTATCCCACATGCACACCACTGAGGCTCAATTTTATCACATTGTTTTAATAATTGTTTTAATGTAATATCTTCTGGTGCTTCTGCTATAAAAGATATATCACAACCATCTAATAAAAATCTAATTTTATTCATTCTTCATCGCTTCCTTTTAATATATTTAATATCTCATTTAATGCTTTGTGTGTTTCTATTGTTATATCATCCATACGCATTAAAGATATTCTATTTATTGCTTTCTCTTTTCTTTCTAGTAATTCTTGTATATCATTATTTTCTATTTTGTGTACTTCTAATAAATCATTATATTTTTCTTGTAGGTTTGTTATGTAATCTTTTATTTTGTCAAAATCTTTTATTATATGTTCTGGTGCTTCACTAACTTCAAATAAACTTTCTAATTCTTCTAATATTTCTTTTATTTCATTATTCATTAATCATCAACCTTTTCTACTAAATCTGCTTTTATTAGGTCATATAACATATCTTGACCTAATTTGTAAGAGTAAGCATTCTCTATAAGCATAATACTTCTTTGTTTTCCATCATAATTGCATATTGAAATATGAGAATTGTTTCCATTATCATCATTAGTCATTAAAACATAATCTTTATATTCCCCTTTTTTAGGTTTATAAAACCCATACTTTTCTAATTCTTTTAAATCTACATTATCTTTTATTTTTAACATAATCTATTTACACCTGACTTTCTAAATTATCTATTTTTCTTTTCAATTATTTTATTTGCAATAAAACCACCTAATAATCCACCAATTAAACCAGATATTATTCCTCTTATTATTGCCATTATTATATTCATAATCTAATTCACTTCACTTTCTAAATTATATTGCATACTTTCAAATTGTTCTTTTGTGACTATTGTTCTAATATCTTCATCTTCAACTAAATCAAATGAATCTGCCATCATTAATTCATTACTTCTTTCAACTACTTTCATACCGTTAACATAATCTCCATCTTCTATTAAATCTATTATGTTTGGGCTTTGTTTGATAATGTGCGACTTTCTAATACTAGCACTTCCTATATCATTCCAATCCAAATATTCATCGTCATATTCTTCGTGTATTTCTAATATTTTACATATATATCCTTCTTTAGTTCTTACATAATCTCCTATTTTCATATTATCTTCCTTTCTTCATTTTTTCTATTTTTTCTTTTAATTTCTGTATTATCTTTTCTTTTTTCTTTATCTCATATTTTAATTTTGATATTTCACGTCTATATTCTAATGCTGTTAATAATTTATGTGTTTCTTCTTTGTTCATATAATACTCCTATCAAATTTTATTATTTCATAATTATTTGGATGCTTAAATTCTTTTAATAATTCTTTTGCTTTTTTATATGTTTTTATTTTTCTTGCTTCTTCTATATCTAGTACAAAATGTTTTATATCTTTTGTTATTTTAGATCTGTAATAATTTTTATTTTCTTTATGTCTAATTACAAACATTTTATTTTCCCTTTCTATTTCGCTATTTTAAGCCATTTTAAGCGACTTTTTATGTTTTTAGTATAATTACATTAATTTAATGTTTTTACTTAAATATACCCTATAAGAATTAAAAATAAAGGTGCATTTATTATTCTCCTCTTAATTTTTTTAATCGTTCTAAAAATTCTTGTTCTTGTTTCTCACTTACTATATTTTGTTTAATATCTTTATCATACCATTCAGGAATTGTATCTTTATTCTGTGTTTTCTTTTTAAAGTTTTCATCATCTTGTATTGCTTCTTGGATTGTTGTAATATGTTTCTTTTTCCAATTATTTAAAATAGTATTTATATATTTAAAATTATATTTACCATTTAATACCGCTTGTTTAATTGCATATCTTGTTAGTTCATTATCTTCCCATTTACTAATTTGTTCATATTCAATAGGTGATAAAGTCCTACCAAAATTTTTTTCGATGTAGGTGTATATATCTTCTTGTTCTAACTCTATCTCTAATTCTTTCTTTAACTCTATCTCTATCTCTGGTGTATTTTTGTCGTACATTTGTTGTACATTTGTACAACCTAATTGTTCTTGCTTAATTTGTTGCCTATACGTTCTTATTCTATCTGCTTCTGTTGAACTTTTACCAATAAAATTTTGAATGTCTAACATGTATATTGCACCGTTTTCTAATATTTCTACTAATCCTAATTGTTTAAATATTTTAAGTGCTTTTTCAACTGTACCTACTTGATGTCTTACTACTTGTGCTAATACGTTTGGAGTATATGGTATTAAATTATTAAACATTAATTTCCCATCAGTTTTTAAACTTCGTAAATATAATTTCATTAAAATATCACTATATAAATAGCCATCTTGCATATTTTGTAAAATTATCATTTGTTCGCTATCATAAAAATTTTCTTTTAATTTTAAATAATAATATTTTTTGGTATCTGCCATATATTATTCTCCTTTGCCTATTGGTATTAATTTTATATAATCTTCATATATTTCCATATAAAATTGTCTTCCAAATTTGTCTATAAAGAATTTAGGAATAATTACTCTATTTAATTCTTTATCTGCATTCTTTTGATAAATTAATTTTGGTTTTTCCATTTTTCTTCCTACCTTTCTACACCATAATATTACCATGTTTTTGGTATATTTGCAACAATATTTATCATGCTTTTTAAAAAAATAAAAAGACTATTTCTAGTCTTTTATCCCAAACATTTTCATAATGTCGCCTTCACTAACAACAGTTGGAAGTGATCCATTCCATTTTTCTATAAATTGTTTTGTAAGATTCTCATTAGTTAATGTACTATTTAAAATTTCATTAGCCTCTTTTGTTCCTTGTGCTTCTACAATTTTCTTTTCTTTTTCAATCTTTGTTCTTTCAAGTTCTTGTTGAGCAGTTAAGACTTTTTGTTCTGCTACTTGTTTTTCTTCAATTGCTTGATTGTATGCTTCACTAAAATCCAAATCAATAATATTAAAGTCTTCTACTACTATCCCGTATTTTTTAACTTTCTCTTGTATTTCTTCTAAACATTTGTCTGATACTTCATTTCTTTTTGTAATTGTTTGTTCTGCTGTATATTGACTCATAGCACTTTTAATACTTTCTTGTATTGCTGGTATTAAAATTGTTTCTTCATAAGAGTTTCCTACTGTTTTGTAAAGATTTACTGCCATATCACTATTAACACGATAATTTACAGCTAGTTTTGTTTTAATTGTTTGCAAGTCTTTGCTTGAACTCTCAGTGTCTAATTCTACCTTTTGTACTTTTATATTAACTTTTACTATTTTTTCTAAGAAAGGTATTTTTAAATTTAATCCTTCTTTTAAACTTGTATCAACAATTTTGCCAAATCTTACTTTTAATCCAACCTCACCACTTTTTATTGTTTTAAAACTACATAAAAATATTATAAATATTATAACTACTAATATAACTATGCCTGTTCCTATTATTCCTTTTCTTATTTCTTCATCTGTCATTTTATTTTCCTTCTTTCTCTGCCATTTTTTTCAATTGTCTTAACAATGCTTCATGTTCTAATTTTAATTTTTGATATTCTATTTTTAGTTTTCTATACTTTGTTAATTTTTTTGCTGTTTCTAATGATAATATTTCATAGTTCATTTATTTCTACCTCTATTCCTATTTTATCATCAAATATAGGTTCATATATTATTCTTTGTATTTTTGTTAGATTATCATTTTCTATTACTTTTGCATTTACTAACCCATCTAAAAGTCCTTTTATTCTTGTATTATCTAGGTCCTGTCGTTTATCTTTATAGTGTGGTTTTATTATTAATTCAATCGGATATTTACCTTCATATTTTTTTCCTATTGTCGCAAATTTTATGTATTTTTTTTCTTGCTGTTTTATTTTATTTGCTTTATAAAAATTACTTCTTTCTGCTTCAATATATTTATTCCAATTAATAAATTCATATTCAAAGTATAGTTTTATTTTTCATCATCTCCAATAGCATAGGTTGATATTTCTTTTTATTTGAATGTGCTAATTCGTGATGTTTTTTACATAGCATAATACAATTCGTTGGTTCATCAATTAAGTCTTTTCTTTGCGATTTATACAGAATATGGTGAAGTTCCAACCAACCCTCACACTCACTAATATTATTCATCTGGCACATTCCATTATCACGATTATATACTTTCATGTATGTTTCATGTGAAACTTTTATCTTATTTTTTGATACTTTTTTTATTGGTTTTGCTTTTTTATATTCTTTAAAAGGACATATATGGCATTTTTCAGCGTTTACAAGCCCCTTACAGCCTTCTTTTATACAAGTTTGATACATTGTATTGAATTTTCTTCTAAATCTTAAATAAAGGCATTTATTTATCATTTTTTATGTATCCCTCCAATTGCAATATTTCATTTGGTGTTAAGGTTTCTATTCCTACTTGTTTACATTCATAAATTATTCCATCTAATAATCTTGAAAATTGTTTTGTATCCATTTCGCTTGACCTTCTATATACTTTATAAATTATTACATCATTACCCTTTATTTTTCCTTCTTTATAAACTTCATAATATTTTATTAATCCATTTATATCACTGTTTTTTGGCAGTGTAACAAGTGTTACATCTGAATATTGTTTTAGTAATTCAAAATGTAACACGTTATTATCTACCTTTAATACATCTGCTAGTTTATTTTGTAATACATAAAAGTAAGCATTAGCATTTAAACTACGTTTTTCCTTATGCAATTTTATTTCATAGGTGTTTTCTTCTTGATTTAATAACCAATTTATTATTTGCTTGTTATTTCCAATCATTTTTTAAATATCCTTAATTATTTTTATTTCATCAGTTCTTATTTTTATACATAAATCTTCTAATCTTTTAACCGCATATTGATTGACTATTTCTTTTAATGATGGGTGATGTTGTAATATATCAACCACATATTCTAATTCATTAATATAATCACATGATACAATTTTACATTCTCTTGTTTCTTTCATTTTATCACCCCTAGTCTAAGAAATTATCTAAATCTACTTGTTCGCCAAAATCTGCATAAGGTTCTGTTGTATTTTCTTGCTTATCATTTGTTGCTTCTTGTCCGCTTTTTTTCTTTTCTAAAAATTCAACTGTTTGTACATATACATCTGTTGTATATCCTTTTTTACCATCTTGTTTTTCATAAGAGCTTGTTTGTAATCTTCCTTCTATTCCTATAAATGAACCTTTATCTAAATAATTACATATTAGTTCTGCTGTTTTATCCCATGCTATACAGTTTATAAAATCAGCACCTTCTTTTTGTCTATTTACTGCTATTGTAAATCTTGCAAATGCTTTATTTGATTGTGTGTATCTAAGTAGTGGTTGGTCTGTTAATCTCCCTGTAAGTATTATCGTATTGATAAGTCATCTCTCCTTTTTCTTTAGTTCTAATCATTAATTTTGCTGTTAATATTCCTAGTTCTGTTAATTCTTTGTTTTTACTGTACATTTTTTGGTTTGATAAAATACTACTTTCTCTTCTTGATATTCTTTTTAAGTTAGTTATATCAAAGTTTGTTCTATCTTGGTCTAGGAATATTATATAATCATCACTTGTTAATT